GCTTAATGAGACAGGATCAGTGTCCATTGTTTCCTTCTGGTATTATCGGAGGCTAGTAATCTCAATAAGGGGAGGGGATCGAAAGCGGTGAGCATGCCGGGGAGATTGACGAACTAGGGGCGGAGCCTTTAGCTAGTGGCGGATTAGCACCGAAAGGCTGGCATGGATGCTGCTACGCATTACACTTTAGTATATCGAAAAGGGCGAAAGTGTGCGAAAACACGGGAAAACACCGGGGGTCATTGAACTAAAGTGCAATTGGTAGGCAAATCTTGCTAGGCAATTCCTGCCTACCTAGGCAATAGTTGCCGCTCTAATGTAGTCACAGCGTAACTACATTTCCCATGTCGTTTGAATCCGCCTCTTTTGCTTTCCCCTTGGTTTGCCTAGCGTTGCCTCGTTTTCTCCCTTTGTGTGTCCTATCTCGCTCAAAGCTGGCACGCCTTGTGCTATGCAATTTTAGCTTGGCAATGTCGCCATGCGTTACCAAATACAATACATGAAAACATACGACGAAACCCTATCCGCTGTGATTCGTTACTTCGAGAAGCACGGCAAGACTCAAGAGACCTGCGACAAGCTGGAAACTATGCTTCCCGCTGTTTGGTCTGCAAACCTTATTGCCGACGCCTTAGACTCCCTCGCCTAACCATGCGCTCTTTCCTCTCCATCCTCTCTCAAGTCGGCACCTTCGCTTTAGCCGCCTTCCTCATCTCATTTGCTCTCGTTCTCGCGGGTGCGCTTGCTGAGTTAGTTTACAAGCTGGGCCTTCCCGATCACAACTCATTCTAACCAATCGAAACGGGGCTTGTCCCCGTCTTGCGGAATTGGCAAGCCGCAACTGATGAGACGCCAAACCAATAGAATAGAAAACACACACAATGAAAGAAACACTGAACACCTCGGAAATCGCCGACCGCCTTTTCCGTGACGAAAACGCCGGATTCACCTATGCCGGAGCGAGAGCCTTGGCGGAGTATTTAGATACCGACGAAAACGCGGACGCGGAATTTGATCGCGTGGCAATCCGCTGCGATTATTCAGAATATGAATCCGCCTTAGAGTGTGCGGTAGAATACGGCTGGTCACATGAAGCCGACATTCTTGATGCTGACGATAACATTCGTCCAGATGATGAAGTTTTAGAAGAAAACGAGGGGCTGGCTTTGCGTTGGCTTCAAAATAGGACGCAAGTTATCGAATTTGACGGCGGGATCATCGTTGCCCAATTCTAATCCCCACGGCGGGCCTTGGTTCAATCCCTTTGCCCGCTCTTTCCCCTCCGAACGAATAAAAACCAATCCTAGGCCCGCTTCCGCTCAAATGCGGGCGGTCTGATAGTAAAACCAAACCCTCCGCAGCGGGTCAGTCTGCGATTCAAACATGAAACAACACACACCCGGCCCTTGGTTCATTGAAACGCATAAGTCTCCCAATTGCTATCCAAGTGTTACAATCCGCTCGACTGATAAGTCAGAGTGGGGAAACCCTAAATGGATTTGCGATATGCCCGATCAAACCGGAGAGGAACCCGCTGATTTTGACCAAAAATTAAGGAAAAGTTACTATGATGATCCTAAAATCGCATCCGAAAACCTTGCAAACGCTCGCCTCATCGCAGCCGCGCCCGAGCTTCTCTCCGCTTTGGAGGATATGCTCGGTACATATATGGGGGATCGCGAAATGACGGCGGAGGATTGCGTCCGCGCCGCCGATATTGCCCGCGCCGCAATTGCCAAAGCGAAAGGAGAAGCATGAAATACTACGGAAACCGCGAAGAGGATGCCCGCGCTGAGAAATGGCGGAGACTCAATCGGCTTGAAAAGGCCGCTCCCGAAATGCTCGACGCCTTGCAAGCCGTGTGCGATGCTTACGGGGACCGCGACACGCTTTTGATTGCACAATGCAAAGCGGCACTTGCTAAAGCGAAGGGGGAGGCGTGAGCGTCGAGTTTCACGCCCTATCCAGACGCATCCGCTTTGCTCCCGATATTGAATCCCTCCGCAGATTGGAGCGGAGCGCAACGCGGGTTTACAACGCCGGGTGCCTCACGCCCTCTGAGTTCGGGCGGCTCGATGTCCTGATCATGGAACGGCTCGCGCTTCTCTAACCCTCCGCAGCGGGCGCGAAGTTCCACCCTTCCGCCCGATTATCGTTCCCGATACTCCTCCGCATCCCCCGCACCTAACAATGCGCCCACCTGTTTCCCATTTTCCTCCTCCGAATCGGGGTCGAAAATTGATTGTGAACCCTCCGCATCACCATCGATTTTCGCCTCTGAATGATGACAGTCAACACGGACGCTTTGAACCTCAATTTCCATCGCTTTACTGGGTGGGGCTATGTGCAAAGCCACCATCGCGTTTAACGACACGGCTTGCGTGCTGGAAACATCTGCCCCTTTCAATCCATAGGAGGTTTCCGCTGCCTCAAGATACTTTTGGAAGAGGTCGATCATCTCTCTCAACTCTTTCACCGATCCTTTGACCTGATGCTCCGCTATCGCCATCCGCAGTTTTTCCAGTGTCCCGAACGCGAAAAGATGATGCTCCTCGACACCAGCCGTCCTTCTCTCTACTATCGTTTTATCGGTGGCAGCTTTCGCTTTGGCAAGCACCTCGTCCCGTTTGTCGAGCAGGCTACGGCGGCTCACTTGGTTCTTGAGATAGGCGAGGCTCATCCCCTTGCCTCCGAACTCCTCCATTGCGTGAACCTCGCGAACGGTCTTCCCCGCCATCAAGAGCCGCTCGATCAAATCCCAGTCCCATTTCGGTGCGCTGCCTGTGGTGCATTTAGCCATGGTCAAGATGGTAACCCTCCGCAGCGGCTCTGTCTATATTTTTTTGTTGTTCTCCCCGAACGCTAAACTAGAAACATGAAAGACACATCGAAAAGCCAAATCAGAAAACTAATGCGCTTGCTTGAATGGTCGGATACCTACTTGCAGGCGATGGAGAATTGCACGAGTGGCGGTATCGGCGACGATATTACTGCTCTGCGCCAACAGATTGAAGAAGTTCTGGAATGCAATCCTAACGGCATCAAGGGGGATATTTACAATGACTAGAGAACAATACGCGCTCGACCGAGCCAAAGAGACAGGCGAGTCCCCCGTGACTCTTTACTACATGCTCGCACCCTTTGATGTCCATTGGGTCGAACCTGCTCGCGATACCGATGGCGGCTGGTGCTTGTCCGATTTGGAGAATGATCGGCAACACGGGCCGTTCTATTACCAAGACCACGCCTACGATTACGCAGTTCAACTAAGATCATGAAGACCATTGAAGACTTGATGCAGACCATTGAATGGTCGCACCCCGTTCAACTCAATACCAAGCGCGGCCCTCGGATTATGCGAAAGGCTCCGATTGAAAAGGAGTTCTGGGACATATACAGCCCGCAGCGTGACGAGTTCAAACAAGCACTTAACGATTCTGGGATTCAGATCGGCAAGTGGCGCGAGCAATGGGAACTTTCTTGGTGGTCGGATGAAGACGGAAAGTTCCGCTCTCCAGTGAATAATGTGTCCGGACAGATTACTAAAGAGCCAGACATTGATCTTGAACCTCTCCGCGATGATTCAATTCTGTTCCCATTCCAGAAAACTAGCGTCCAACTTGGGGTTCGTTCCATGAAGCTCTACAATCGCGTCCTTCTTGGGCACTCCACGGGTGTAGGGAAAACATTCTGCGCCCTCGGCATCGCCCGCGAGTTGGGCAAGCGTGCTGCTGTCATCTGCCCCTTGGCAATTCGCAGCGATTGGTTCCGAGCAGCAAAGACTATGGGTGTGGAACCTTATGAGGTAGTCGGATACGAATGGTGCAAAACTGGCAAATCCAAGATTGGAAAGTGGGCAGACAGCCAGAAGCGGGAATTTCGCTTTGAACTCCCCGACGATTGCATCCTGATCTTTGATGAACTCCACCGTTGCAAGGGTGAGGCTACTCAAAACGCTTTTCTCGCCCGTGATTCTGTCATTCAGAATGTCCCTTCCATTGGATTATCGGCGACGATAGCCGATGACCCGACAAAGCTCTGGGCAATCGGCCAATTCCTTGGGCTGCATAATGGCGGGAAGGATTACTATCGCTTCTTGACCAACCACGGGTGCAGGAAAACCCAGTGGGGCATGAAGTTCATTGGCGGTCAGGCTCCGCTCAAGCGTTTGCATGGTCGCATCTACCCTGACCGGGGCAATCGCCTGCGCCATTCCGACCTTGGGGATGAGTTTCCAGAGACTTTGATAAAAGCTAGGGCATTCGACATGGAAAACGCTAGGTCAATCGCCTCAGAATACGATGACCTACAACTTCGGATCGAGGAACTGCGCCAATGCGAGAACTTCGCTGCCAATGTATTAGCCGAGCAGACTCGCGCCCGTCAGAGAATTGAGCTTCACAAAAGTCCTGCTGTTGTGTCACTTGTAAAAGATTTACTTGAAGAAGATGCGTCTGTGTTTATCGCCGTGTCATTTCGCGAGACGCTGGAGTTTCTAAAGAAAGAACTCAAGACCGAGTGCGCTATCTATGGAGGTCAGTCCGAAATGGAACGCCGTGGCTACATCGACAGCTTCCAGAGAGACAAGCAGCGTGTGATTTTGGGAATTACCCAAGCGGTTCGCGAAGGCATTAGTCTGCATGATGTTAACGGAAAGCACCATCGCGTTGCCCTGATATACCCGCAGCCTAGCGTTTACGATCTCAAGCAGGTGCTTGGCCGAGTTCACCGGGCAGGCGGGAAGTCTCGCTCCTGCCAGTATGTAATCTACGCAGCGGGCGTGCCCATTGAGGAGCGCACCTGCAATTCGCTAGATGCGAAGCTCAAGCGGATGGACATCTTGAACGATGGCGAGGTTGATCCGATCATCTCGCTGTCTGTGCAGGCTCCTGCGCTTTCTTGATACAAATAAAGTTTGACAACATATTGTGCTGTGCTATCTAGGCTTCGGTAGCTTACCCATAAATGACAGAGGGCCGTAGCGGACTTATTCTCCACTACGGCTCTCAGCGTTTAGGGGGAAGGGGAGCCGACCGATACTCAATCGACTCCCTCAGGCGATCAAACCAGACTTTCACTCTATCGTTATCGGTAACGATACTCAAGAAAAAAAGTGAGAGGTTATTTACGCGGTTGCCTCTCTATGGGGCGAATGAATGACCAGCCACAACACGAGCCGCCGCAATCCCCACCGAAGTTTAGCTTGTCGGCTGCTCCTCTGCAACCTCTTCTTTGTTCTCCTCACGCTTCACGGTTTGCGCGCTGATGTAGTAGAGCAAGGCTTGCTGAAGGTGGCTGATCGCCTCCATGCCCTCGCGCTGACGGCTCTCGGTTTTGATGACCATGGTAGCAGCAGCGTGGAGTAGGGAAGCCATTCCGGTCACAAGCTCGTTGGTCTTGTCGTTGGCGATGCGTGGGAATGAGAACATCTCGCGAAGCCAATCTTTCACGGCTTGTTGTTGTTTCATTTCCTCAGTGATTTCGATTATGTTATCTTTAGTTTCCATATTGGTTTCTATTTGGTTTGTTTGTTAGGTTTACTTTTCTTTTAGGAATGGAATCCATTCGTTCTCTGCGGCATCTAACCATGACTTTGATGCCAAGTCGATGATTAAATGGTGCGGTTCGATCTTTTCTGGGACATGTCGCAGCACCTCTGAGTTCGTTGTGTTGCTGACATTAAGACAAAGGTAGCGATGTCCTATCGGTGCCTGCCCTTTGCCTTGCTCTGCTTTCACTCTGTCTCTCACCTCACCAGAGGATAGCTTCTCTTCCTTGGCTGTGGCAAGTAAGTCGAGCTTCTTACTCTCTGGGAGGTCGGCGTTGCCAATCTCTCGGTAGACTGTGAAGGGCAGCATGGGATCGCGTTTGGCGAACGGGAACGCCCTGCAAGCCCGTGCGTAGCCGCTAACCGTGCTGTAGCTCTTCTTGAACTGCGAGCAGAGTTGGTTGACCACATCGTCGTGACCAGCATTTTCCAAGGCTACCACCGAGTCGCCGATGATCCACTGTGCGCCACTCTCTAGGGCTAGGCCGAACCCGAAGGCTCCCACCCAGTCTTGCATGGTTACATCTCCACGGGGGACGCACTGGGTCAACCCTGCGCCCAAGTCGAACTTCTTGGAGAACATGCCTAGTTCAATCCCTTGCGCGGACTGGACTAGCTGGCTCTTCTCGCACTCTACTGTAGGCTCGATCTCGATCTCCTCTAGCTCATCCTCATCTGGTTCTTCTTCGAGATCAGCCTCTAGTTCGTTGGCATACTCTAGGTCAGAGAGGATTCGCTCAAAGACCATAACAACTTCATCCGGCACATCGTCACCGGGATACTCGTCGTTGGTTGCCATTACGAACAGTCTCTTGATCTTTTCAAGCGTCCAAGAGATGCCCTTATATTCTTCCTTGGCCCACTCTACTAACTCAGCTTGGTAGACTTTGGATGTAACTATCTCTCCCGCTCTGTCATCGAGAGGGGACATTAACATTAATTCTTTCATTTGTTTAATTTCGCGAAGGTTTGGAATGCGATGGCAATTGACCCTCTAGGTTCTACTTCCCCAGCCAGCCAGCGCGATACCTGCACCGCGCCAGCTTTGTCCTGAGAAAGCCATTCTTCTTTGGGTAGATATTTATTCAAATACTGCGGCATGTCTTTGACCATGATGTTATTCCTGACCATCGAATCTAATACCGCATTGAGTAGTTCATTCATTACCACGGAATCTCCGGTTGGTTTTCAAGGTCTTCGGGATCGGCACCAAGTTGGAAGTCGATTCCTGCTTGCTCTACGCACTTCGCGAATGGCGTATCAAAGCCTTTAGCAAGGTAATGTTCATAGAGCTTGGTCAATGCTGGCTTGCCAATCTCGCCGAGTTTCTTGCCCTTGTTGCTTCCACTAGGAACGATAGCCGATGCCCAGTCGCTAGCCTCTGGGGTAGCCTCTTCCTTCTTTGGGGCCAATGCGATTCCCTTGCGGTTTGCCTCTATAAAGATAGAAGAGACATACGAGCGGAGAGTTTCTTCGTCGTATTCCTTCTTCTTGTAGGCTGAACGAACCAAGTCGTTCGTCATCAAGTGCAGGCTGATGATGCTCTCGATAGCCTCTACTGGGTCTTTCACCATCTGGACTACTTGGCTGAAGGTGGTCGTTTGGGTGGATGCGGGTGGATTTGCGGGTGCGCCTTGCTGCGCCTCTCCTGCCAATGCCACCTTAGCTTGCTTCTTCACTGAGATTGTGTCGCGATCGACCTTGCTGCCGTCTTTTGATGTGTAGGATTCGTGGCCTAACTCTACTCCACCGAGGCCGTTCTTGCCTTTTGTGGAGGAAATAGTGACATCTTTTCCTTTCAAAAGCTCTGGGTTCTGCGGGCAGTCCCAGAATGTTAAACCGTAGAGAGCGCCGTCGATCTCAATCTCGCCTGATTGAATAGTGTATGGGCCGTAGTTGCCTTCCTTCTCGCGCTTTTCCCACAGCTTCGTGATTTTCCCAGTTACTTTAGGGATGATGTCTTTTTGGTTTAGTCCTTCTAGTTGTTTCATTTTGTTGGTTTGTAGTTGTTAGTGTGTTGCCAGAGAGCGCAGACATGTTTGAATGCTTGGAACTCTTTGGCTATTGTCTCTTCGTCATACCACGCCTCACCGATTCTGCCCGGTTCGGTAGTGGAAATGTATAGGTTTACTCCTTTAGTAGCCCCAGCAACCGTAGCGTAGGCCGCGATTTGCATGGGTTCTTTGCCCCAAGGAGTGATCTTGTATTCTGGTTTGGTCTTCCGGCTCTTGTAGTCCAGCACATACATGGCCCCATCTTTCTCAATGAGAGCATCTGTGGTGCCAGCGTAGCCGATCTCTGAGTTGACCAAGCGCAGTTCGTGCTTGTGGAACTTTATGTTGTTTTCTGCCACCCACTTTTTGACAGGTGCCACATAGGCTTCCATCTCTGGAGCGTATGGCAACCCTTGGAAGTGGTTCTCTAGTGCCTTGTGGATGTCTGTCCCAAGGTCGGCGGCTTTCTCTACTTGTTTGAAGGCATCTTCCATGATCCTCGCGCAGTAGACTTCATCAGTCTCGCCGGGGTTCCGTGGGAGGGTGAGGCTAGCCATGAGAACTTGTTGCTGCTTCCAGCGGTCAAGCTCTGGTGCTGCCAGCACCTTCATTACTGTGGTCACGCTAGGAAGCCAGTTGAACTTCTTCGCGTCCCGCAGTGTCGTTTGGCGTGGTTCGCCCTTCGCGGAAAGGATCGTGTGCCGAGCCTCCCCGTCGAAATCATACCAGTGTCCTCCTTCTTTCATGATAGGCATCTCCGTCTAACCCGGCAGGCGGGAAGATCGATTGCATCACAGACAACCTCGAACGCTTTTGAGCGGACAAAGGTGAGTGCGCTTTCGTAATTGTGCCTCTGCGCGTTTTGGTTCTGTCGTGTCTTGAACTCGCGTTCGCGGGTCAGGTCATCGACTGTGTATTGCACCATGCCAATGAGTATGCGGCGGAGGTATTGCAACTCCAGTTCGTCGGCGGTCATTCCACTTCCCCTTGATAGGTGGTAGCGATGATCTCCGCTACTCCTTTAAGGTGCTTGGCGTGGCTCTGGGCTTCCTTGGCACTTTTGAGTTTGCCGAGGTTGAAGCCTCCCTCTGCTGCTGTTGCGCTGACGAGTCGCAGGAATATCTCATCCTGCATTTTGTTCCTTACCATTTTCTGTGCTGTGTTCATTTCTGTTTTCCTTTCTGTGTTGTTGGACGGAGTTTCAATTGCAGATATTGCATGACCTCCGGTGATTGACATGGGCGATCTCCACGATACTCGCGGACCTCGTATTTCTTTGCGTTTTTCATGCGGCATGAGAGATAACATTTTTGTTACCTCCGTCAATACTTTTTTTACGATTGACTATCGGTAACGATAACAAGTAGGCCGCACAGCTAGGATTCATGCGGGTCTAGCGGTTCTCACTTTTTTTCAATCTGACCGCACGAATCGCTGCTCTTTTCGATTCCGTCGTGATTCTGTTCATCGCATCATTGAATCTATCGGGCTTCATTTTGTTGTATCTCTCGTAACCTGCGAGAACCTTTTCGCTATTGCGATCACCGAATGTTTTCGCCGCGAGATACCACTCCTCGTCACTCAAAACATCCTTGATTGCGTCCTCAATTTCAGCGCGGCGGATGGGTGTGGGGCCATTGCCAAACTTGAGCGTCAAGCTAGTGAGCTTCATGTCTTCTTCTTTGTCTCCCACGATCAAGGTGAATGGTATTCCGAAGCTCTTCTTCAGCTTCTCGCTGACCCGAAGCTCTCCGATTCTTTGGCCGTAGGCATTGAGTGCTGGTCTTCCCGCGACTGGTCCGACGATAGGGATGTTCGATAGCATCGCCCCTTCCTTGGTCTTGTTGTCGATAGGTTGGCTGAAGAAGTCGGACAAGTTCTTTGCGATTCCAGTTCCCAAGATCGGAACCGCAGGCATGCCAGAGAATGCTACCTCTTTACCAATGGCTGCGATGGGATCGTCTGGGTAGCTGCGGAAGTCAACCAATCCTTGGATCACACCAGTCGTTGGCCCACGGCGGGCGGTAGTGAGGGCGAACGATCCCGCCAACTCATACATAGCTGTAAAGAGAGATGCCTTTTCATGGACATCGCGCCAATCATCCTTGCCAGTCTTGAGTCCTTCTTGCTTGCGGCGGTTCTCCCAGTCATCGATGGCTCCGAAGGTGTAGATCATCACAGCAAGAGGGCCGGACGAGCGAGCGTCGATGGAGAATGACCCAACGCCGGGAACCCTAATTACTGCGCTGTAAGGATCGAATCGCTTGTCCCACTGGGCGCGTGTCTCTTTGTCCATCGTGCGGCTTGGCCCCTGCCCAGTAATATAGATTCCAAATCCTTTCTTCTCTTCGTCCTCTTCATCTAGTGAATTGGAGCGCAGCAAAAGAAGCGGAAGCATGGCCGCTGTGCCTGCTAGTTGCTCTACAAACCTCTGCCTGCGTTGCAATGCTGTCCCGTAGGTCAGGGAGTATCTGCTCTTGAGTGCGTGGCGGTAGATGGTGAGCGGGGTGTAGCCTGCTGCGATGTTAAAGATTCTGGCGGGGATAAGCGGGAATCCGAGCAAGATGCGGTAGAAAATCTTCTGTGACTCGCTTCCTCCCTTCGCATTCACGGACTTCGCCACAGCCTCGTAGAACCTCAGTAATGGAGATGAGATGAATCCAAGGTCTTTGATCTCCGTCTCTTTGCCGTGGATGTCTTCTTGGAACCTCGTCTTACCAAGGCGGGAAAGGGAGTCGTTGATGGCGGAGTCTATTACCTCCTGCGCGTCGATGTTCATTCCGGTAAGAACCTTTGTGATCTCACCGCGCATCTTCTCATTGGCGAAGACTATCGCATCGTTCCTTGGAGTGCCTTGCTCGACCATGTTCTTGATGTCCAACTCGCGGGCTTCAAGGATTTGTCTCAACACGCCCCTGCGTTTATTAGCCGGAACCTTTGCCCTCTTAAGTGCGGCATCCACATAACTAGGTAGGGTAGTAGTTGTTAGAAGTGAGTAAGCCCCATCGTCCAGAGCTTTGAGAGTGCGGAAAGTTAAAGCGGTGTAGCCGAAGATGCCATCTTTCATTGCTCCATTAATGTCTCCACGCTGCCATTTCTTTTGCGCCTCATCCCACAGCCTCCCGATCTGTCGGTCTTGGCGACCCATGTAGTCCACTAGCTTGCCGCTGCGAAGGACATCGTTCTTAAAGGAGAAGGATGTTTCTCTGACAAGGTTTGCTATTCCCCTACCATAGTTGCTCCATACTGACATGAACTGGGCGGGGTTGGTGATGTTGCGGAAAGATTCGATGACAGCGTTGAACCCAGTAAAGAACAATGGGTCGATGGCTTGGATCGTAAATGTTGTGATTCGACCAAGGATGTTGCCGACATAGTAGCTTGCGAGAATGTCTTTGACTTGCGGAGGCGCGGATACGGAGTCGATGATCTTGTTGATCTGCTCTATAGCCACAAAGGTTTCCGCTTCAGTCTTCGTGGTATCGTTAACGATAGCGTCGAGTTCGTTGAGGCGAACGATCTGCTCCTTTGTAAATCCTTTCCATCCCATCTGCTCACCAAAGGCTTTTGCTACATCGGTGCCGGGATCGAGGACTTGGGCGCGGATGGCTTTGCGGAACTTATCCATCGCCTTCTTGCTGGCTGGGTCAAGCCCGCCCTTGATAGCCTTCGCCGCCTTGTCCATGGCAGCTTCCTGCGCCTCCGCGAACCGCTTGCGTAGGGAAAGATCAAAGAGTCTCGCGATGTTCTCCGCTTGGCTAGGCTTTACTCCAGCGTTCTTGAGGTAGTCTACGATGACTTGCTTCCTCCACTCTGGGTCTTGCTGGTTGGATAATGGAGTATCGAGGATCGCTTGCACCATCCCGCCGATAGGCCCAGCCTCTACAGCTTTAGTTATGGAATCCATCTGGCGGTTCATGGCGTTTACTTCAATCTGCTTCCAGACGATCTCTGCCAAAGTATTAGCGGCGTCTTCCTTCACGCCAAGCCTCTGCATCTCCAACATGAATGAGGTGGGAATTCCCACCTTATTAGGGTCTGCTACATAAGCACCCTTCCAATTTGTTTTGATCTCTGCGGTCTGCGCTGGGGTGAACCCGATGTTGAGTTGTAGAGATAAGGCATCACGCACGGCATTGCGGACGGGATCAATCTTGGTTTCCCCGAAGATCGTTGGGTCAGCTTGTATCTTGGCGAGCTTATCGATCTGCGCTTGGGCTTGCTTGGTCGGGTCGCCGCCTGCTTGCTTCTTGATCTTGCTCTGCTCTGATGCTGCCCGCCTGTCAGTCTGACGCTTCTCAACTAGATCAGAGAGCATTCCATCCAAGTAGGTCTTGAGGCTAGTGTAATCTCGCGTGGGTTGACCATCGAAAGTGATGCCTGTTACCTTCTCGATGATAGAGTTAGCCAACCGATCCATCCTACTAATAGCGATGGCAGGCTCCTCTTCCATCTGCTTCGCTAGGTCGGTCATGCTGGACTTCTCTTCCTTGAGTTCCGCGAAGATCATCCGGCGAAGCATAGCATTACTCACAGGCATGTCAGTCTGCCTGCTCATCGCCTCATCCCATGCTGACTCTAGCTGGTCATACTTGTGGTTGATAGCATCTACTTCCCCCTCGCTCCGAGCATTCTCTAGTTCAGCGACACGCTTGGCCGTGATACCGCTACGAATCTTCTCGTCTGCCATCTTGATCTTGTCTGCTTTAAGCGGTTGCTCGTTGAGGATCGAGGCGACTTGCTCGTAGATCGACATCTTGGTATTTGGAGGTTCACCCTTTAGCCCCATACCTACCAGAGTAGACTTTACGATGTTGCCTAGCTCGCGGTTCTGAGCGGCGTCGAGTTCTCCAAGCGGCCCCGGCTTGTCTTCTTTGGTGGAAAGTGTCTTCCAGAAGCCTGTCTCTAGCCCTGTAGCGGCCTTGCTGACCATCTTCTGGCGGTAGTTGGTGATGCCCCTAGAGATTGTCTGCTTCACAGCCTGCTCTACTTTACTAGGGAACTGGCGGTATATGAATGTCCCTCCCATCCGAAGCAAGTTCTGGATAGCCACAATCATTGGATCAAGACCCGGCGCGTTCTCTAACTGCTTGTCAATTACAGCGGGAAGATCAATGCCAGTAGCTTGCCCGACCTTGCCTAGCTCTCCTCCGAGTGCCTGCACTTGGTCGATCTTGACTTGCTTGACCTTGTTGAACATGTCGCGGATTTGGGCGATCTGCTCGTCTGTCGGGTTTTTAGTGTTGAAGAACTGCTGCGCCCCCATCTGGAAGAATCCTTCGCGCTCTGCTTCTGTAGCTACAACGATCCAGTTCTTGAGTGAGGCGAGAGATTGTAGCAAGCGACCAGCGTCTCCTTCGGTTATCGCTCCGCCAGCGAGTGCTAGTCTGTTGTTAAGAAGATAGTCGAGCATCTTCTTGTCGCCTTCAGCCGTGAGCTTCATGGCATACTTGTAGAGTTCGTTGCGAAGTTTAGCCGCGCCGATTGTCTGCTTAACAATATCTTCCGCCTCCACATCTTGCATCGTCTCGCGGGTCAATTGATTGATCGCCTCGGCGTTCTTGCCTGCATCTGGATTAGAGGAGTCAAGCTGCTGGATAAGGTTCCACGCCTTCTTGGTCTGGTTATCGTTAACGGTATCGGAGTTGAACACGCTATCTTTAATGATCGCCTCCGTCTTGGCGTTGATTTGCTTGGGCGTGTCTATGGCTGCGCCTATGCCGGGGACGCCTCCGACTTGGCTCTTCTTGTCATACCGCTCCATCGCAGGCTTCTCTTCCGCCGCTGGCTTCTCTGGCTCTGCGGCCATCTTGAGCGTCCCATCCTCCATCGCACGGACAATCTTCTCTCCACTTTTGAACCGCTTAAACCCTACATTGAACACAGCCATCGCTCCTTCATCAGAGAGCTTGATGTTGGTTCTTAAAACTTTATTGATCCACCGCTTGATCGTGTTCTTGAAATTCTCCCACTTGGACAGAGTATCCTTGTTTGCTTTGACCAGCGCGGTGAACGCCATAACCTGACGCTCTTCGATCTGGGTTTGATTCGTATCCTTGTTATAACTTTGGTTGATGATCGCCTCGATCTGTGCGCGGGTATCATACGGCATACTAGCGAGGAAGTTCTTGAAGTCAGCTTGAAACTTAGGGTCGCTGAAGATGTAGTGACCCAGTTCATGGGTCAAGATGTCTTCGATGCTCTCGCCTTTTTTGATGTAGGCTCGGTTGACGATGATGTCGCCCGTCTCTGGTTCATACCCAGCCTTCATCTCGTAGTTCGGATCAGCGGTATCGTTAACGATAATCAAACCCTTTGGTGCTTTCCCTCCGAAGAAGTTGATTGCTCGGATGCCTGCTTCGTCAAAAGTGTAGCGTTCGGCCTCTGGGACTGGCGTGGCTTTCTCCTTTACGCGAATTGGAGCCATCTTCTTTGTGGCTTTGGGTGCTTTGATCGGATTGATGTCCTTTGCCTCCACAGTCTGCATCTCACCTGTGCGCTCGTTCTTGATGCGGTAGTATTGCTCGCCTAGCTCGACTTCCCTCTCACTCTGGGGTAGCACTTCTTCTACTACGAAGCTCTGCGGTGTGGTCTTGGTCTTGACGCGATTGCCTATAGCGATGCCTGCTGGTTCTGCGGCGGGGGTTATCGTTTCCGATACTGCGGGGGTAGTAGTTTGTTTAGATACAATATATCCCTTTGCACCAATTTCGGCTTTGCCTTCTTGGACATCTAAAATATCAGAAGCAGTTCGATCTATTTGAGAATCCGAATAATTTTCGTTGATCTGCCAATTAACATCGCCTTTTCTTTTTGCGTTATGACTTTTAATCATTTCGCGGGATGATGCTTTAGCCAAAGATGCGGCATCTTGAAGACTGGCTCCATCAGCAATTGCTTTACGCATTTCAACAAGACTCGCTGCTTCTATCTGTTCTCTCACGCCGCCAGAGCCAACGGAGGTTCCTCTGCCACCAGACACTTGATTTGCCTGTTCGTAAATACGACCGACTCTTCCTGTTATTAAAGAATCGGATATTGATTTTATATCTGACGTAGGCGCAACCTCTGGCGCGGGAGCTTCTACTGGCGCAGCAGGAGTCTCAGCTACAGGGGCAGGCGTGACAGTTGCAGCTTCAATCTCTGCTACCCTTTCTTCTGGCGTTAGTTTAGGTAGTGGGGCTTGAGCCTGAGTCAATGCCGCTTGTCCCTCTTCGTTGATGACGGGTTGACCTTTGACTATATCTACAAGACCAGATTGAGATAGCTCAGTCAGTTGCTCTGGCGTTGCGGTGTTTTCTGATACTGCTCGCAAGCCTTCTACAACAGGAGCAGGAGTAATAGCGGCTGGCTCGGTTATCGTTTCCGCTACTGGGGCTGGCGTCACTGTGGGTGCGGGAGTGATAGCGACAGGCGGGGCGGCGATCTCCCTAGCGAGTCTAGCTTGCTCAGATTCTACAGAAGTAAGGCCAACAGTTTGCTCTAGCTCGCCTTTCACCCTAGAAGCGACCTTCTTGGCTTCGGCGTTCTGTAGCTCAAGTCTAGTGCGCTCTGGGTCGTTCGGCTCAAGCCCATTGATCAGCGTCTCGTTGTTGGCAATCTCACGCTCAATCTCTTTAACGGTTGTGCGGAGTTCGGCGTTCTTATCATCGCCGGGTTGTCCCATGAGGTTTACAGCTTCTTCGTTGGATTTTGCATCGATGTCCACTTCCTTCACATCCTCTGGAGTGCGGAGCGTTTGTTTGGCTGGGTCTTTTGTGAATGGATAGGTGATTGCGCTCAACCCTGCGCTAGTCGTTCCACCGATTAGTCCTTCGCCAATAGCTTGCTTGGCATTAATATTAAGTCCTGATTCTGTTCCTGCCGTTCCTCCGACCTGTTCTGTTACGCCTTGCGCTGTTTCGGTCGCGCCTTCTCCAACGAAGGATGATGCAACCCGCTTGAAGAACTTGCCAGTAGCCTTGTCTCCACCGGGGAGATACCTAGCACCAATAGCATCAAGCGCACCAGACCCAAGTGCGGTAAGCGTAGCCCCAGCCAAGTCTTGGTTGTTTGGAATCTCGCGTCCGTTATTGCGAGCGCGTTCCTTTGCTACTGGGCCGATGACTTGCGCTGCTCCGAAGATAGCTGGGCCTACAAATGCTCCGGTTGCTGCTCCTGCGACTGCGCCTGCCGGACCGCCGACAGCCCCTCCCGCAACACCACCAGCGGCAGCACCAGCAAATCGACTAGCCATGGAACCTACCGCCTGACCAGCCTGCTCGACGGCAGCGCGGGGCGCATACTGCCAAGCAAATCCCAAGAATTGGGACTCGCTCGGCTCTGGCTCCATAAACCTCTGTGCTGCGGAGACATAGTTCTCTGGCTCTGTGACGGCACCTTTAAGCGCGTTAGCCACACCTTGGAAGCCAACCACCTCAAAGCCTTCGCCCATATTCTCAAGCGGGCGACCGAGTGATTCCGTAAAGGCTGGGCCGAGTTGAGCGACCTCTTGGCTGAAGGATGTGCCTACCGGAACAGGCTGTGGCACAACAACTTCTTCCTCATCAAGAAATGTAATCTTTCTTGGTGATCGTTGCGTTGTGATTTCCTCTTCGTCTAAAAATGTGATTGCCATTAGTCAATGCGGGCTTTCTTGTATTTCCCGTCACGAAGGATATACACGATTGTTCCCTTTGGCAATCCCGAAGCGTCTGCTTCTTCAGCAGAACCAAACCTGCGGGAGCGAAGATCAGCGGTAGCTTCTCCTCCTTCACGCATAACTTTGATTCCTGTGCGAGATGCAAACGCAGAGAATCCTTTGACTCGTTCAAAAGCTTCAAAAGTATCTTGGTTAACTGGGAGCGATTCTTTGCCTTTTACTCGGATGCTAAAGTCTCCTTCACCACCAGAGGCGGGGATTAGATTCTGGATACCGCCAGCATCTTTGATAACATCAGCCCATGTCTGATCGGTATCTGTTGGTCCGGTATTGTAAAGTTTGCTAACAGACTCTTGAAGCTTACCAGCGTATTCTACTGCCTTCTTGTTCAATGCGTCATCAACCTTTACTTGTTTGTTTCCAGAGAACCTAGCTCCAGCCTTGGTTGTATCGCCAGACCATGTTTCACTATATTCAACAGTTGATCCAACTGGAGCAATTGCGATGTTATCTGTAAGGTTTGATTTTGGGAATAGTGCGGAAAGCCCTTCGACTTTATCGTTCTGCCATTGGATTTTGCTATCCTTTGGATTAGCAACCAAAGCATTAACAGCCTTGGTTTGCATTTCTGGAGTAGCGTCAACGGCTTGCGCGGCGGCGTTAGCTGCATCAATCTGAACTTCGTCTGGCTCTTGTGTGAAGTCAGGCTCACCGGGAGTAAGCATTGGCTCGCCCATTACAGCGTCTCCTTGTGGAAGCTCTCCTCCAATTGGCGTTCCTTCTGGTAGCATTTCAGCACCGCCTGCCTGCATGTCTTGAGGCATAGGTTGAGACATAGGTTGCCCCATCATTGCAGCCCGTGCTTCTTCAGCGCCAGATGGCCCCATAACTGGAAGCGTTCCGCCACCCGTTCCTCCTCCATACTGAGCCTGACGGAACAATTCAGACTTCTTCATCTCGCCTGCCTTGAGTGCTAGGTCGCTGAAGTTAGCCATTGCGGATTGAATGAATGGATTTGTGGTGGAGCCAAACTGCATTTGGGTATTGAGCAAATCAATGTATCCATCGCTCACATCTCCAGATTGAATCTTGGACAAAGCCGATTGGAAAGAAGATTGCATCGCTGGAAGGGCGGTGGCAGCTTGCTTCTGATACTCGCGCATGGCTAGTTGCTGACCAACTTGCTGACCGAGTTGAGCCAACGATTGACCGACCGCAGCACCGTAGTTTCCTACATTTGCGCCACCTACATCAAAGAAACTTGGTTGTAAAATAGGTAATGCCATAATTTTTATACTCTTGATGCTCTTGGGACATATCCCATTCCTTGAACTTGACTAATACCCGATGCGTATGGTGCTGCTTGTGATGCCGCTGCCATTGATCCATATTGAGTTACGCCACCTCTTGCTGCTCCAAGTTGTGAATAAGCCGCACCAACGCCACCCAATGCACCAGATAATGCTTGACCAACTCCCATTTGTGCTTGGATATTTTGTTGTGCTGCCATGCCTTGTTGTGAAATTTGATTCATGTTTGCAGCATATGTTCCTTGCGCCACTCCACTCAACGCTTCGGCTTGACCCAACTGGTTAGCTACAGTGTATTGCTGTGCTTGTATTTTTCTTTGTTCTGCCTGCTCTCGCAATCCTTGTAACTGAATTCCAACACCAGAAACTTGTATAGGAGTAGTAATAAATCCTGCTGCAATTTGTTGCCAGTTTTGTTGGGTTCCTTGAATTCCTCGTTCAGCCTCAGACAAGCCAATCGCAGTTCCGGCAATTCCCCTCCGTTGCTCTGTAACCATTGGGGCCAATTGCAGTCCTGCAAATCTTCGGGCCTCTGATCCAGACATGATTTGCTGTGAAAGTGTTCCTTGAGGGATTTGGAATCCCGCTGTTCTTGAGCCACCAAATGGGTTATACCCAGCCCCTCCAGCCTCTGCTATAGACTGAGTAATTTTTCTCTGCTCTGCTGCTGGGATTCCTCCGCGCATCATCTCTGTAACAATATTCTGTTGTTCGTCAACAAATGGTTGTGCTTGTTGAAGCTGCGCGTATTGCTGCCCAAGCCTGTTTGTCCATTGACCTAATGTTTGCAGGGCTTGCTCCCTAGCCTGAGCAGAACCGGGTTGAATCTTCTCAAGTTGTTCGATGGTGTTTTGTGTAGTTTGATTTGCAATATTTGTAAACTCACCCCAATTTGCTCCCAAATCTTTTGATACTGCTTTCGGATCAAAGTCTGGCGTTTTAATCTCTGGATCAATGGCCATTATTAACTTTTCAATCCTCTGCTGTTGTTTCTTGAAATCCTTCGTTGCTTTTCCAGTAGCTGCACCTTGGGCTTTTGTGGATTGAGATGTGGCATAAGCACCATACGCAGCAGATGCAACAGAAACCACTCCAGCAGCAATAGAAAACGCGCTACTGTGAAACATGCGGTTCGCTTTATTATATTTCTGTTCAATAGGTATGTCTAACATTGTGAATCCTTAATTTGATTGCGGTTGTACCTCCAAGTATTCAACCTTGGATTTGTTTTGTCCACTAAAGGATTAAAATCATTTGAAGTAATTGATTCGATAATCTCGTCTGGGTCGGTTAGATCAGTAACATGACAAGTTGTAAAGATCGTATCTTCGTGGATGTAAAGCAAGCGGCGTGTTCCTGCTTCCGTAATGCCTGTGTATGGAGCTTTGATTCGTTGAACCTCAATCCCCCTATGCCACACAGAGAACTCCCCTTTAAGAATAAAGAATGGGTGGGTGGTAAGATGCATCAAGCTAGTAAGGATCGTTTCCTTTGGCATGTGAATCTCTCGGATATACAACCCCGGTGTGAACCTATGAACCACAGGACATTCCCTTGGTGGCATATTCAATATAGCCACATCGCATTGGTTCAAGAAGTCATCTGGGTCACCAAATCCTTCAACGCTGTGTGCGTCAATCTTATTCTGTATGGTAAGCGTCATGGCCAGAAGTAATAATCTTGCGCTCCGAATAGGGATTGCCTGTCAATCAGACCCTCTGGTCGGCGGTAGTCTGCGAATCGGATTGGTGCAGCTGTTGGAATCTCGTCGCCCTCCATAGACTTCTCTTCTTCAGCAATTGCTATTCCCAAGTGCTGTAAATACTCTTGGCTCTTTCTATTCGCAAGCGAGTTTAATGCCAAGCAGGCGAAGCGCATGGCTTCTGGTGTGAACTCTACCAGATCGGTATCGTTCTCCAAGTCTATATATTTCTTGGAAGCATAGATTGTGATTTGCTTGCAGGTCTTCGGAATGCGAAACCTTCTAAATGTCGGGTTTACATCTTGAGGTTGGTAAACTGCCAGCAACAACTTCTGTCCATTGTCAGGGTTCCAAGCATATACGCGCGCCCGTCCTTCAGTCTTCGGCTTTGTTACAGACCTAATAGAGACGATCTTTTCAGATGACAATGCCATTGCCGGGGGAGCTAACGCTGTTACCGAAATGTTCTTGTAGGTCGAGTATTCGTCTTGAGCTTCAAAGGTGAATTCTGTTCCAACATCAGCAGTATTTTCAATTACTACTGCGATTTGATACGGGGCTGTAGTGTAATCTCGAAAGACTACATGCTTTCCGCCTGCCTCTACGATCAGTCGGTGACAAGAATTCTCTTTGTGCAGCCCATACGGAGCGGCGGCGTTATACCATTCATCTGCTAGACTGGCTGATTGGTTTCCAATCCACGCTAGCTTGATCTGCGAATAACGGTTTGGAAGCGTGAAGCAGCGGTCTACGCAGCAGATGCAAACATACTCTGCTGTGCTGTTCCACTCTCTTTTTTCCCACAACAATCTCCTAGCTTCATTGACGCCCTTCTTGGCGCGTTCAATGGAACATGTGCCGCTGTCGCCCACATAGTCGCGGACGAGTTCGGCCATCTCTAGGAGAGTGTCGGCCATTATCGTTAACGATAATTAATGAGGGCCGCCAACTTTGCTGACCATCTTACCAGAGGTAGGAAGGGGCGCAGAGGAGAAGGGCTTGGGAGTTTTGGCTCCAAGGTTGGGCTGGTTGCCCATGCCTTCACGAATAGTGCCGCGAGTGCTAGCCCCGCCGCTGATTAATTTTGGGTCTGTTCCGTTTAGTGGTGTCATAGTTTTGTTTGGTTGGTTTTTTATGCCGAGTGGATGGCTATCCAATCGACTTGGGTTATCGACGCAATATTGTTGTCGATAAAGAGTGTGAATCCTGTAATGGATTGTGTTCCTGTCTGAACCGCAAAGATAGGGGCTTGTGTAGCGCCGGGAGTATTTGTCACAGGCGTGAAGCAGACTGTATAGTTGTCGCTAGGCATAGCTGTAGTAAACACAACGGCTGCTGTAGAGTCTCCAACAGGGAGTCCTGTAATCGTTCCTTGTCTAACTTGTGTTTGAGAAAGAACATCAACTTGGTTCTGTAGTAGTAAAAGATATTCGTTGATGGATTGAATTTGCCCCGGAGTAACATCCCCAAGTCCGGGTATGTTAATAGTTCCGTTAGTCAGAACAATATCAATGAATTGCTGAAAGACATCAGTCCAATTTCCAGTAGGACAAAAGTCGTCTGGAACATTTGGAAAAATTAATGCTGGAGATGAATCCTGATTGTCCATTGGTTATGATTGGTTAATAGAGTAGTCCCAATATCTTTCTTGGCAACACAAAAATGGCGGGCACTCCTCATTGTTTTCTGGGCAGTCCCCCACAGGAGAGTCTTCGTTGTTCTTGATGTTCGCCATAAGTCGAAGCCTGTCTATTGTGGCTGTCCCAGTCATGCTTAATTTGATCTGAAACTCACTTCCTTCAATTGCAGGAATCTCTGAAATTGTGCTGCACTCTTTTGGGTCTGGCGTATTGAACTTGTATCTTTTGAAAAGATTTCCGCCCCTTTGTGGATAGCATTCATTGGCTTTGGGAGAGCATGGGTTGCACCCGAATGTAGATGGATGCATTAGGTCTGACCAGCATGGGTTTGAATCAGACTTGTATTCCACCGCGCTCGTAGCTTGTCCTTTGATCTCGCTTAACCACACCTCTCCGCCAGAAATTCTTTTTCTTATGAATTTGTTTGTTGCTCCGCTTTTATTGAAGTCATACCTTCCAGTAGTAAAAAATGATTGGATTGGAACTGTTCCTTGTTCGCCATAATCGCTTTCGTGCGTTTTGGTGATTTCGTAAAGTCTGTTCTTGTTGTCATTGTCAAAAGAGAATGCAAACCCTCTTTGCTCTCCAGCTATTAAGGCGGTCAGTAGATGGGTTGGGCGAATCCCCGTCCAAAGTCCATTCCAGCGGAATGAAAGCTGTGCGTCTGGGGCGGGGCTTGATGACTGGTCTAGGTCTAAGACAACCATTCCTCGATGGTATCTATTAAGGCCCGGAGAATTGGTTCTTTTGATCTCTGGAGCCACCGTGCTGATCAAGTAGTTGTCATAATACATCGTAGACGCGAATTGCTTTAACCAATTTGTGTCTCGATCAACCCACTTGTTCACCTCCCTAGAGAGTTTTCTCATTGAGAAGTATCGCCCGAATTCAGATTGGCTATTTGAGTAAAACGCCCATCCATCGTGCGATCTAAACCATAGCTCGCTATTCACCAGCGTTGTATATGGGCTTGTGCATCCACGGCCAAGTAGTGAGATGCGCTGAATTTGTTGCGTTGACCAAGAAGATCGTGGAAGACCAACATCCATTGAGAATGCTCCATTGCCGGTCAAAACAACAAGCTCACCCTGTCCGCGAAGGTTGCCGCCGATATACGGCATTACTTTCATGGCGGTAATGTTTCCCATTGTGCTTGGCGTGGAGAAGGCTCCTCCTCCAGACCAATAGGTAATCTCTGTAAAGTTCTCCGTATTGGTTGTGTCGGTGAATCCGTTTCCGTATATGATGTCGGATGCGTAGATTTGGTTGAATCTGTCTGCTACGAACACCCGCCCGAATGCATACTCCATGATTGTGCCGATTGGCATCTTGCCTGCAAATGGATTCAGTCTGTATGCAGCAACATTTAAATCACCTCCCCACGCAATTGGATTTTGGTATCCGTTTTGGATATAAACACGATCTTCAGCTTGCACGAACCATGTGTGCATCATGCTTGGGTCGTTCCCATCTATTAGCTTGTAGGCATATGCTGTGTTGTTGATGATCTTGAGAAAGTAAATCGCCCCAGAAACTGAAAGCAGAATGCCATCTGCCGACTCGTATTTGACTCTGCGATATGGATACGCGCCTTGAAAATTTCCATTCTGAATATCGTTAACGATAGTAGGGGATTGATTCTCTCCGGGTAAAATTCTGATATTCCTAATTGCTGGTCTTGTCTTATTCACGCCACCACGGAATGTTCTGTTTACAGATTCCGCCACATAGAACTCTGGTAAATACGAAGGATGTGTTGATGCGTCTTGCGCAACAATACTTGTGAATCCATCAAATACTGATCCTTCGCTTGGCATTATGTTTTGATAATCCAATTCATCGCCACATTGACTGGGCGTGTTTCGGTTGTTCCTTCAGTTGTAATTGTATGCTGATGATTCGCCCCTCCAGATGAAGTTGTTCCAGAATATGTATGTGTGTGGCGAGTGGACGCGCCACCTGTATTTGATAATGTAAGTTTATTGATTGTAGCACCACCTCCACCAGTTCCAAAAGCCTGACCAGTATCTTGATTGTAAGTGTGCGTGTGATCTGGTGAATCGACTCCAGTAGTTCCACTAAATGAATGAGTATGGGTTGCATTAAAGAATCCTGTGTTTCCACCATGATTGTGGGCCTGCATTGCGAATGCCTGCTGGCTCCCAAGAGAACGAAGCGGATCAACCCCGCGTCCTGCATCAAGTCCACGAACAAACATCCCGCGAAGGTCAGGAGCATTGAATGTGGTAAGTCCATCACCGCTTCCATATGTTGTTCCTATTACTCCAAACAAGGCAGTTTGAGGACTTGGATCAAGTGCCGTCCTGCCATACAATCCACCATCGCAAAGAATCCATCCACTTGGTGCGGCGGCTCCAGCGAATGCAGTTACTGTTCCAGTTGGTGTTCCGCCGGGAACGAACGAAGAGAATTGAATAGAGCCGCCAATGATTTGTAGGTAATCGCCATTAACCCCTCCAACAAAAGAAAGTGTGGTTCCGTCTGATTTCAGCACGCCGTTTCCTGACGGCAATAGCGATACAAGATTACCAATCCTCCAATTCGACCCATCCCAATACGCAATGTAATCATCTGCTGTATTGGATGGATTCCACTTCTTCACAGTCCCATCGGCCTTCAGAACCATTATGCTTGGGATGTTGTCAATTGTGTATGGATCGAGATTGGGTATTTTTACCGGGCTGGGCAGCGAGCCGTCTCTCCATGAAATATCGTTATTCTCATCAAACTGAAGAACTGAAATTTCGGAAGGGGCTGCAACCGTCTTCTTGCAAAAGGCCGTATCTTCTACAACCAACCGCTTCGGATCGTTTGTTGTTGGAAGTGCTTCGCAGGTTTCTGGAACTTGCGTTTCGCATGGAGGGCAAGGGTCGCAATTTGTGCAGTCTTTCATATTATGATGTAACGGCTTTGATTACCGAAAAGTTTATGACGGGCGCATCTGTTGCTGTTCCGCCAGTTGTTTTGAATGTGATGTTAAATGATCCGGCGGCAACGGCAGTAACAAGAAGATTATAAAGGTTCGTTCCAGAGCGTTGATTTATTATGACGGTATCGTTAATTTCAACGGCTGAATTGTTTACTGTAAAAGTTGCCGCAGTTGTTGAGCCAGCCGCACTAAACATCGTTATGCTTCCGCAGATTTTATCAATTGTTACTGGTGTTGTCCTTGATGTTCCCTGAACCACGGCTCCTCCAGCGCCAGTTGAGTATCCTATTCCAGCAGTAGGAGAAGAACTTTCAATAAAGCCAGTTGAAAAGACATTCCCAACAACATGTAGCTTGTGTAGTGGAGTTGTTGTTGCGATTCCAGTATTTCCATTCTCATCTATTACGAATGGAGTCGTATCTGGGTTTGTATCGTCTTCAACCAATAAACAATTCACTCCTGCCGCAGTGCTATTGATGTGAACCTTTGCTGTTGGTGTCGCCAGTCCAATCCCAACAAGTCCGGCCCCATCAATAATGAATGGGGTTGTATCGGTTGTCTCATCCTCTACACGAAGTGGCGCCCCCAATCCTTGCTGCGTGATGCGAACCACATCTCCAGCCGAAGAATCCTGCACATTGAGCTTTGCCGAAGGAAGCGCGATTCCTATTCCTACATTGCCGCCTGATGTAAGGTAGACTTGGTTTGTGTTGTTGCTTTTAAGAATTACAGGATGCGATGTTAATGTCCCAACGCTTAGTTCCGTATTCGCATTAGCCAAGAAATTAGCAGTGACGCCACCCTGCTGCGCGATGAATCCAGCAGAGGATGCTCCGGCGGTATCTGGGTTGTAAGCGCGGATGCCGATTTGCCCGGTTTGCGTTTCAATGACATCCACCTTATATGCTGGAGTTGCAGTTCCAATTCCCACATCTCCATTTGTTATAGACTGCATGGAGATAACCGTTCCATCAATAAGCAGCTTGGCGTTATCTGTAAGTATCCTTGGATCAGTTCCGCTGGCTTGGATTCGGAGATCATAGTCATCCGAATTCGGATTCTTCAAATCCATGTATACATTTCCAGAACCACCAAGCTCAATCTTTGTGTCGCCTACGGGGTTGTTTATATGAAGCTCTGTTGCGTCTAATCTCGCGAAATCAGCCCCACCCAAAGAATCTCGCGCTACAATGGTGCTTGGATCGGCATCCCTAGTTGCGTCTACAAAGTCGATAAGCCCAGAAATGATTTGCGGGACTTGTCCCTCTGTTCCTGTAATAATTTTCTTGCAGAACGCACTGTCCTCAACAACAAAACTTATCGCTTCGTTTGTGGACGGAAATGCCTCACATGTCTCTGGAAACTGCGTTTCACATGGAGGGCAGGGATCGCAGCATTTGTTAGATTGGCAACTCATTTATCGGTAACGATAGTTTGGTTTCTCTTTAGATCAAGACGTTTTTACCTTGCCTCAAATAATTCGTATTCCGGCGCTGGCTTCACGCCATGCTCGCTGGTTGGTATGTAGACCCGCAGCCACCATGCTCCCGTGGGCTTCGGTGGTTTCCCTGTTTCAATGTGCCATCCCCCATACCCATCCCCGTATTCTTCCTTGTAGCCAGCGATCTTCACATGGGCCTGCCGTTTGATCTCGACCTTATTCTTGTGGTTGAGCTTGATCCTCTCGATGGCTACCTGCCAGCTTTCGTGGACATGGCCGGATACTACGATGTCGGCGTCCGAGACATAGACTGCTTGCCTGTTCGTTTGGATCACTCCCCTTGTGACTGGCCCTCCTCCACCGCTGCCGTGGAAATACCAGAGGACGATTGATCCGTGCTGGCGGTTGGCTTTCTCTACTTGGATGCGGACATAGCCGGAGTAGCCTCCTCGGCGGGCGATGCCTCCGGTTGCTCTAATTCTTTCTGCAAGTCTCTCATTGAGATCGGTTTCGTGATTTTTGTTGATGGCTGATTCGTGATTGCCGTTCCCTCTAACCGTTAGGATTTTAGCGTAAGGTTTAAGATATTCGTGCGCGGTATTTACTAGCGAGTCCAAGTAGTTTCCGTTCTGGTGTTCCGGCTTGATATCGTTCTTATGGCTGCGCTTGTCATACTTCCCCTGCATGGCGCAGAAGAAGTCGCCGAAGTCCAGCACGGGGGCATTACGCTCCAATGCGAGGTCTAGGTGCTTCTTGAGCTTCTTGCGGTCGCAGTGCGGGTTGTCCCAATGGACATCTGATTGGAGCAAGAACCATTGCTCGTCCCCGATTTTGGGCAGGTTAATATCGAAGACATGGACATTCCTGCTTTGTTCTCTGAATTTCCAACTCATAGGTGTAGTTTCAATTCTTGCATGAATCTGTCATATTCTGACAGTTTCAAGTCGTTCTTCCGATTCGGGCTGACTGTCCGGTGGTCAGTCACATCCTTTATCGTTAACGATAGTTTCTTCATTCTGGGGAGAAGATATTCTATGGCGGATTCGATCTGTTCTTTTGTAAGAGGGTTCTTGTAGGTATCCCCCGCGAAGGCGACTCCGAGGCTCCAGCTATTCAAGTCTGGCTTGTGCCTCCAGTAGCTCTTCCCTGCGTGCCATGCTCTTTGGTTGTCGCCTGCCAGCACTGTCCTCTCTCCATCTTCTTTGATGATGACATGGTAGCTGACTTGGCTCTCTGGGTTCATGCACCACGCGACCGACCCTGCGTAGCTGCCTGCTGTGTGGTGGAGGACTACTGCTTTGGGTGTGATCACCCGTCCCTTTGAGAAGTTAGGGGTTTGCCGACTAACTTCTTTATACTTTTGTTTCACTTGTCTCGGAGTGTCCGTGTCGGGATTTCGTAGCTGAATGTCCCGTAGTCTGTCGCGAAGCCTATTCGCAATGTTTCGCAGCCAGTCAATAAGACCATGAGAACGAGGCATAGCGCGAACAAGGCTATCAGCGCACGCGAGTTCATTTCTCTTTGCGGAACACTTCCCATGCTCCGATGAGGCCGATCACGGCTGTAGAGATCGCGGTGAACTGCGTTGGATCAAGTTTAAGACCAGCCAGAGCAACGATAGTGCCCAGCCCAGCCCAAGTGGATTTTTCTTTCAGCTTGCCGAGGATAGTATTTAGAATTTTCATAGTTTATCTATCTTCTTCCACATATACACACATGTCAAGAGTCCAGCGATCAATCCCACAAATGCTCCGCCGATTCGCAAGCCAGTCTCTAGGTGGGGGAGCATGCTCACTAGCACGCCAGACAAGCTAGTCACAGTTCCTAGTATTCCAGCCATGGTAGGATGGTCGCTCATGCCTTCGGCTCCCATTGTCTCTCCACGCGATCCTCAAACCATACGATCTTCGGATTCCATTCTCCCTCTGGCTTCTCGATCTTCACTAGTGGAATGATCGTTGGCTCCACCCAATCCTCCGGTGTCGGGTATGGAGCCAAGGTATCCAAGCGCGGATTCCCTTCGTCATCCAATACAATCGAGATGAGTTCTTTTCTGCCGTCAGCGAATACTACTCCGTAGGTCTTCATAATTATGTTCCGTAAGCGACTTCAACTGCATCCACAGATGCAACCCAGCGCCATGTTTCGGAAGTGATACCAGTAGGGCGGATGCGGACATAATCGCCTGCATCCACAGTAGCGACTTCCAGCGTTGTTCCAGCGGCGTTATCTGTGCCGATAGTGATCGGTGCATAAACTTCTGAAGATGTAGCGGCGACATTCTTCACGGCGTATTGGCGCTCGTAGGTGGCGACTGCAGAGCCGTCTGACTTGGTTCCGACCACCTTGATGTTCATAAAGATCACCTTGCCGGAAGGGATCGTGAGATATGTCGTGCTGCCATCCAATGCCATCTCAACTCCAGTGTTCGTGGTAGTCTTGCAGCGAAGGACGAAGCGGGCGCGTTGGGCATCGCCTTGTGCTGCGAATTGGCCTGCGGCGTGGGCTTGCATTCCGTAACGACTGGCGCTTGCGTATGCTCCGCATGGAATTGAAGAAAATGAAGCACTTGTTGTGTTGTTTCTTCCACCACCAATAAAAGTCATTTCTCCAGAGGCTTGATTTGTAAAACCACCCAAAACAGAAGGCCAGTCTACTGTTGGCCCGGCTGTATTAGATTGCCCGCCAGCAACAACAGAACCCCGTCCAGATGCAGTATTTGAAAGTCCACAACCGATAAATGGGCCGTATGTTCCTGATGCGTTGTTATTTGCTCCGCCACAAATAGCTGCCGCTCCATCTGGAGAGTTGCTTCCTGAAGCGGTGTTTCCTCTTCCACCGCACACAACCGTCTCTGCACCGCTGGCGGTATTATTTATGCCTCCACCAATAACTGAATTAGCACCGCTCGCTACCTGTGCTGCGGTTCCGCGTTGAATCTGCAAATCAATCGCGTAATTCCCGCGAGCATTTCCGCCAGCAGAAGTTCCATCTGGTTTGTCTGCAATTAGCGCCCCGGCGCCTTTCGGCTGAAGGACGAGTGCGGAGTTGGTTTGTCCAGCGTGTTGATTGGTAATGGCTACATTTGCTTGTGTAGAGGTTGTAGCATCGTCAATCACGATGTCGCTACCTTGTGCAGTATACCCACCTGTGCCATCTGCGCGGGGGACTGCGTTATCCACAGCGCCGACTGAACCACCAACTCCGGTTCCAGTAAGCGTTCCACCAGTAAGCGTAAGCGTGCCTGCGGTGCTAATCTCTTCTGCAACGCCAGTTCCAGCAGTAGTTCTTCCAAGCAGTCGGCTAGTAGCCATGCTGGTAGAGATGACGGGTGTCGCTCCGCCAGAGCTAGTCAGCGGAGCGGTAGCGGTGACGGAAGTTACGCCAGATGTTGCCGCTGTAGTTTGAACTGTATTGTCTGAAAACTTGATTCCAGTAGAATCAAGTTTTAATCCTACTGTTGCGTCGGGCGAAGTCCCGATGCCAACGCGACCATCATTATTGATTGTGAACGGAGTTGCATCTGGATTGGTGGAGTCCTCCACAACAAACGAGTCTCCAGTTCCGGTTTGCGTTACTCGTAGCGCAGGAATCGTGCCAGATGTGGAAATGATCTGAGCTTGATTAAACGAATTTTGCAGATTTGTTTGAGCAGTATTATAAACTGTGGAATTTGACCTAAAAGCCAATCTGTTTCCGTTAGTTATCCAAATATCTCCGTTTACTGTTGTAGTAGGACTTGCTCCTGTAATGGCATTCCCAATATTTAATTTAGAAGCGGAATCATCCGCTGCGGCAGTCAACTTTCCAGTCATCGTATCTCCAGCTTTTGAAACTTTGCCGGAAAGGTCTGATGTAAGATTGTTGATTTTGCTTTGATCAATCGCTGCGGATGCAGACACATCAGAGTTTACGATTGTCGTAGCTGGACTTTGGAATACTCCATTGACCACCTTTACCACGCCAGTTCCTGTGACTGATGGCATGGTGCTATGTGTGTGAGAAGGATATTGGCCTCCAAAGTGGAATGTGAGGCGGTTGTTATTCTGGTGCGCCCGGCCATAGAGATAGACAACGATTCGATCTGTAGAAAGAATCGTAGTCTGCGGCATCACGACAGATGCTACTTGTTGTGTAATTTCAGAAGGATCGTAGATGTATGTGTCGTTAGAAGTCGCAAGCAAAACTGGGGCATTGACGCCATCGTATTTACGAATCTCAATCTTGAAATAGACTTGGTTTGCAGAGTTTGTAGTAGTGCTTTCGACAAAAATATTGAAGTCCCAGATTCCAGCAGGGATTGCTGTGGCTGATGGGACATTCAGATCAGTTACAAACGAGGCGAGGAAGTCATAGCTCGCTGTAGAAAGGATGGGGGAGAGGTAACTGGTTGCGGTAACATCTGCAATGATTCCGAGTTCCTTTGTGGCGTTCGGAGTTTGCGGGATATTTGTTAAAGGAGCATCTGCCGCTGTGTTGAAGTTGAGGTAATAAACAACTCCACCACCACCAGAACCTCCCGATGGAATGCTGCCGGGAACCCAATTCGTTCCATCATACTGGAGAACCTGACCATTGACCGGAATTGCGTTGCTTACTGGCCTACCTTGAAGTCCATCGACTGTAGGATTCGGATATGTCCCAGAAAGATCACCACCAGCAGGCCCAGTTGGCGATCCGCCCCCGGCTCCAGTTAAATCAAGTTTACCAGTAAACGGATTGAATTTGAGTCCCATATTAGGAGATAGTTACATTGACGAGGTTTTCGTCATCGGTTGTAGGAGGCTGGACGGCATAAGTCAGCGTGAGTGTGGCGACTGGGCTGCCGTTATTTGAGTAGACTACCGTGGCAATATTGTTTGTAGTGCCGTAGTAGGCAATGTCGATCTCGTCGTATTCTGGAATCTGAAATCCTTGCAGTGCTTGAATCGCATCGGTGATTGCCACCTGTTGCTGTAGGAGTTCCCAGTTCTGCACATCAGGTGTGCTTTCCTTAAAGCAGTTTTCGGTTAGTGCCATAAATTTAGATTGTGTGTGCGGTGGAGGATCGAACTCCCTCGCGGGTTATCGTTACCGATAATTAGATTTCGGGTGGTGGAAGCGGATTGTAGGAATACTCCAACGCTTCGTTCAGGTGATACCATTGCATGTCTTCGGTCATCTGAACAAAACAGTTCTCCGAGATCGGGGTGATTGACCCGCCAATATAGTGGAGGTTCACATAGAACTGATACATCTGGTTGGCTGGGGGCATTGCTTGGTAGCATCCCAAGGAAACCGTGACTGCATTTTCTCCTGCCGCTGCATAGAGGGTTCGGAGCAACTGGTAGCTCCAGTTTGCGTAAGGTAGATCGGTAAAACAAGCCATAATTAGAATGTGGGTTGGGCGGGAGATTTAACGCCTCCCGCCCGATTGGATTAGTAGTAAACGCCTACGACATAGGCATTCACAAGCAAAGCACCAACGCGCCCGCCTGTATCAGCACCGGAAGCGACATCAGGTCCAGCATTCACATAGGTGAAAGTGGTTGTGTCTACAACGGTAACTTCCACTTGCTCAACATCGAACGAGGTATCGGTCATGCTGGCAATAGTGATAAGGTCGCCTGTGGAGAATCCGTGGGCGGCACCCGTAACGATAGTGGCAATGCCATTCGTGCGGGCGCGGGTTGCGGTGGCTTGACCAAGGCCGACTGTGGACTTGAGAAGACGGAGCTTGCGGGTTCCGGTGATCGTGCGGGGATTCGCAACGATGGTCATCGGATTGAAGGTGTCTTCGTTGTCCAAAGAATCTGTGATGGTCAAGGAATTGGTGATGTTTTCGCCAGTGGTTCCAGTATCAGCCACAACAATCGGGTCCGTAGCGGTGGTGCCGCGAGCGTATGCGATTTCGAGGATGATGCTGGTTGGGAAGAACTTGGTGTCCTGATCATTCAGAACGAGCAAGTCTGCGTTTCCAGAGGCGAGCAAGTTAACCGGAGTGGGACCAAAGAGGTTCACGCGGTCATAAGCGAGAGGTCTGCGATTTGACATATTATTAGGTAGTTGAGTTTTGGTTGCGGGGGAGGGTCGTTATTAACCCTCCCCCATTTTGATTATGGAACAACGATGTCACCAACACCAGCGCAGCTATAGCAGTCTTCAGTTCCTGCGGGTGGGGTGTATTCGTTGAGGGCGCAGCAGGAGCCGTAGAGGTTTTTGCTCTTAGGCAAGCGGTGCAAGAAGACATGGATCAGAGTTGGGTCTTTGACCTGTGCCGCGAGGCGGAACTGGGCTTGGTAGAAGCCAGATTTGCGCCAGCGGTTGCACTCCCAATCGGGGTTCTTCCAGTCCCAATCGCCAGCGTAGTTCTGGGTCATCTGTTGGGCTGTGCCATAGCCAGTAGCCGAGGGCATCGTCCACTTGACCATTGCTTTGTTGACCATCGCAACCGAGATCGCGAAGTCTGCGTTTTGGTAATCCTTGTTAGGAATGTAGCTGCATCCGTTCTCCTGCACTTGTTTGACATAGCGAGGAACGCGGACGAGACGCGCCCAAGTCGTAGGATCACCAGCGGAGAAGGCTCCGGCGGGCTGGACTGGGGACTTGTTGAAGCGAGCCGCATTGATGTCATAACCGAAGGCGTAGTCACCGATGACACGATTGACGCCGAGCTTGAGGCTGGAGAGGCGGGAATCGAAGTCGGTGTTTGCATCCCAGTAACCATTGTTGCGCTTGGCTTGGAAGTAAAGCGCACGGCCAACACGGGGATCGGGGATCACGATGTCGAGCAGTTGCATACCAGTAGCTTCGTTGAGGTCGAGGCGGAAGGCATCGTCTTCGTTCTGAAGATCGATGAGCGCATCGTCCAGCATGTCGAGGCTGAGATAGGCGATCTTGCTGAGATCAGCAGGAGCGACCTTCACGCGGACTTCGCAGAGGTTATAACCACTGTCGTTGTCGGTGTTATGCTCAGGAAGGAACCACGCTTGGTCATCAAGGAGACCGCAGTAGATGCCATCTTCAGTAGTAAGGCCAACCCACTTGTGAGCAGCCTGACCGATGTAGTTTGAACGAAGGAACTCTTCATGGACATTCTGGGTGATGCGGGCGTTGGACTCCTCGAACTGAAGAATCTCTTCGGCTGGGAACAAGCGATAGAGAAGGCTCTCCACGCAAATCCAGTCGGTGGTCATTTCCTTGCGAAGCAACTCGAAAGTGTAACTCTCGGTGCCGGGGCGTTGGATGACTTCGGGAGCGGAGTCGCAGGAGTCGGTGTTGCAGTAGGTGTCGTTGATCTTGCGGAAAGGAGTGCAAGGATCGTAGAATCCACGGCCAAAACGGAAGCCTTTTTGTTCGGTGGTATGATTGAGCGGCCAAGGTTGTTCCTCGAAACGCTTGAAGTAAACGCTAGAGGTGACGAGCTTTTTCACATAGAGGTCGTTGAAATACTCACGACCTTCGCGGAAGAAACTGTCAATCTCAGCGCAAGAATTGAAATATAGCTGATCTGATGCCATAATATTTAGTTTGTTTGAGTTTGATTTTTAGTTTTGGTTTAGTTTGGTTTACAAACGCAAAAGGCCCGAAAGCCAAAAGCGAATGCTTGTTGGTTTCGAGCCGGATTCAACCCTCGGTGTCTTTATCAGACCAGTCCGGAATAGTTTTTAATTGGAGAACTAGAACTCCAAGGCCGGGTAAGCCTACTCACTAATTTTATCGTTTCCGATAATTTCGTCTTTCCCTTTTCGGCAACTTATGCTGTCATTTGCTTGTGTCAAATAATTTTTTCATTTTTTTCTTCCCAGCGAAAAATTCCCCTATTGTGCTTAACTCTGTTTAGACGCATTGGCATCACTTGCAGATTGCATGGGTGGTGACTTCCACCAAGCGAAATCGGAACGATGTGGTCTACCTCAAATGGGATACCTAGTGTTTTTTTTAGCCGCACCGCTTGCTCAAAAAAAACTCCGATAATTTTTTTTTGCTCTGCTGTGAGGTCTGGAGTTTGACTGCGACGCCTTGCTCTATACATAGCAAGCAGCCCGCTCATTCTCCCCCAGTTTTTCTCTCTCCACCTCTTGTTTGATAGTGCAACGCGATCCTTGTGTTCTTCGCAATATCGTTTGTAATACTCTTTTCTTTTTGCTTTGTGTTTGAGTGCGTAGCTTCTAGCCATCTCTGCATATTTTTCTTTGCTTTCGGACATTCGCTTTTCCCTTTTTTTTGCTATTTTGTCCTTGTTTTCAGAAAAATATCTTTTTGCGTTTTCCTTTCTTTTTTTCTCAAGATTTTGGAACTCTTCTTTTGTTAGCCAATACTCTCCACCTTTGTATGATTTCCCATAAGAGTGGAAGACCATGCCGTCTTCCCGTTCATATCCTTTTTTGAATTTTGTTTCCATCTAGCAAAAATAATGTCTGACTTGATTTAATCAAAACAAAAAAAGAGGAGGAGCTTTTACGCTCCTCCCCTTTAGTGGCGCGGGATGGGAATTAGGTGGTCGCCAGTCGTGGTCCAAACCTAGCGAGTTTCGCCGCCAATCCTTCTGAGATGGTGACCCGTTGCTTGTTTTCCGTGGTGGCGGGAGCAGAGCTTGGCTTGGAAGCACCTTTCAGCTTGTTGATATAATCGGTCTTTTCTTTCAACATCTCTGACTGCGCTTTGACAAGTGCTTGTAGCTTCTTGTAGCTGCGGCCCTGATTGATAAGACGATTCATCTCATCTACGCTAGCTATCTCGTCACTCTGCTGGGTGGCGGCGAGCGCAATGGCATCGTCGCGGCTGGTGTCGAACTTGATGCCTTTCTCTTTCATGTAGTCTGCGATGTCATCTGTGATTTGAATCTCGTTCTCCACAGCTTGGGCTTGCTCTTTGTAGGAGTTCCGCCATGTGTTCAAAAAGTCAGTGCGGCTTTTTAACTCTTTCTCTTTAACTTGGCGGTTGATCTCTTGTTTGGTTTCTTGGTAGTTGTAGAGGGCGTTCGCGTGGTTGTCGATTGCTTTAAGATATCCGTTCAACTGGTCGGCAAAACGGACTTGCTTGAAAGTGTTGAGTTGGTTGGTTAACTCCTCCAACGCCTCATCCCGCTCTTGGAAGGACTGCGCCCTGTCGGCTTCGTCCCTGTGGTTGTATGCCGCCGCGTTGGCTGCAATCGCCCTTCCGAATAATGCTTGGAGTTGCTGGTCGTTCCCAAGAATCTTCTTGGCTTCGTTATAACTTTCTTGGATTGGCGCAACATAGGTGCGCTGGAAATCTTCGCTGGCTGTAATGTCGTAGAACTCAACCTTGCTCTTAAGGTCGGCGATTTCCTTTGATAAGGTTTGCTCCAATTCAACCTTTGCTTCACTTGCTTTATTAAGCTGATCTTGGTAGTGGTTGGCTTCTGCCGTGGTCTGGCTGCTTTTTACAAGGTTTTCCAACTCCTCAATCTTGCTGGTGTATTTGGGCACCTCTTCGTTCTTATACTTCTCCAACTCTTCTTTGAGACGCTTATTCTCCTCGATTTGTTTCTGGACGAACCCCGGCTTCTTCTTGTCCATGCTGATCAGTGGCTTCTTGCCTTCGTTATCGTTACCGATAATCTCATCTACCGATTCGGTATCATTTGATACTTCGTCGGTAGTTTCACGACCGAACATTGGATTGCCATAGTTATCTGCGCTTGGCTTCCCATCGTCAGTTTGTTTCTTGGTGAACTTCGCGATGAAGTCCGCTGTGTTCCCTTTGATCGGGATGTTGGCTTTGGCCTTAAGATCATTAATGATCTCTTGGGTTTCGTTGTTGGTGTCGCTCATAATTCTTTAAGATCGGGGTCTTCAATTGGGGCGATCACTTCTTCAGTGAAGCCTTGCTTGGTTTTCTTGAACTGCTTTGGTATGTCTTCGCCCAGTGTGCTAATGGCGTTTAGAATATACCTCACCGCATCTATACCCGTTGAGGGCTGTGCTGTAAGTAATAGGTATGCTTGTAGTTTGTCCCAGTCTTCGTGGTTAGCTATTGATCCACAAATACTCTTGAGTTTATTTGAGTCTATCATTCAGTTTATTGTGTTGGTTGCTGCATTCCCGTTCGGGTATTCTGCGGCATTTCGCCTTCTGTGGCGACTTGCGCTTCCCGCTCGGGAAGTTCTTCTTCCTCGATTTCGACTTCCTCTTCTTCTTCCATCTCTGGCTCTTCTTCCTCTTCCTCTTCTACTTCCATT